TTGCCTGGTGCGTGCTTGCGGGCGGGACCCGCCAAAAAAAAAATAAAAAAGGCAGCGCTGGAGGCAGCGCTGCCTGGTCCTTGAGCTGCTAGTCTAGCAGCGTCATGTATTGTTTAGGGAAATATTTTCTGAACCAATCTAAACCCTTCCTCATGGTTTTGACCGCGTCTTGACCCATTGGTCCGTAATTTTGATCAGCTATAACTTCACTACCTAAAATCACATCATAGACAGCGACAGCAAATCCAGGCAACATGCATGACTCACCACCGAATCTATTTCTGATTTCCTCTTCAGCTGTTGGATCATCTGACAAACCTACAGCGAATGGCAGCTTAATAGCTTTACCCTTATATTCAATTGTTTTCATATTAGTCCTTTCGTTAGGGGCTCGCGGATCGATCTCGTTTAAGTCACCAAGCCGTTACCGGCTAAGACATCACTTGTTCTTGTCGCGAGCCTTGATTCGTTTATAGGATATTCAAGGATAAGTGTCAACAAAAAAATTAGTTCATTTTGGGTTTTCCTGGGATAAGTGCATGTGGGCGGGACCCACCCAAAAAAAAATAAGCAGCGAGCTTGCTGCTTGTAGCTTGACTCCAGGTCCACCTGTGGATACCGGCCTCTCGATTGATTACGATCTAGCCACGCCGGTGGGTTTATTCAGGATTCACCCACTATTGTTTTTCCTTGGACCAGGGCTCAAGGGGCGCAGTGAACCAATGTTTTGCGCCCGATAAGTTGCTACAGTTTAAATAAAAAAACGTAGCTGATTACAATTCCAACTATTATCCAATCAATCAAAGTAAATTCCATGATTAAAAAGGCATACAGTCTAAACAATAACGAGGGTCTTTTTTAGACTGATAGTCGGGTTTTAAAATGTTAGAGCAAAGCTTTGCTCTACACTCTAAAATGCTTTTTTCTATTTCCTTTGTCTCTTCGGGAAATGGAAAATCTATTTGTTTTACATTTCTAACTTTCATACTTGACATTGTTATCATAAACTCCTATATTGTCAAGTATGAAAGGAGAAATAATTATGGACAATGTACATGTAAAATTCGTAGTCCTAAAAATAGAGGAACAAACTATTTCGGACAGTTATAAAGCCACTGTTGATGTTGAAGGTTCTTTTAATAATTTAGAAGATGCGAATAAATGCAAGAATGCAAAGGACACTTTGTTAGAAATATCACCTAAAGATTATGATTGGTGTAAAACTCAATACAAAGTACAACAAATTTTTTTCAAGTCCTTTGTCCAAGCAGATAAAAAAACTGCTTAACTTGTAAAAAGAGCTCAGTGTTGCATAAATGCAACACTGAGTGAAGAGCATGTGGGCGGGGCCCACCCGGCAGCGCTTCGCGCTGTTATGTGCATGTGGGCGGGGCCCACCCATATAAAAAAAATAAAAAACCCAAAATGAACAAATTATTTTCTTGCATTGAATAGAGGATATTGTAGGATATTGATATCAAAGCAAATATATAACAAAGGAGGAAAATATGGGTTTTGATTTATACGGATTAAATCCGAACAATCCTAAAAAGGCAGTTAAGCCTAAGTTGGATTGGAAAAACGCAACTGAAGAAGAACAGAAAGAATTTTTTAAACAACAAGACGAATATCAAAGTCAGGTTGTTGGAGATTACTTTCGTTCAAACGTTTGGTGGTGGAGACCGTTAGCCAACTATATCATTACATATACTAATTGTGTCAGTGAAGATGATAGAGAAAGATGGGGCTATAACGACGGACACAAAGTCAGCGAAGAAGAGGCAAAGGCAATCGCTAAACAACTAAAGCATCTCATAAAAACAGGACACACAAGAAAACATGCCGAAGATTATGAGAGAGAAAGAAAAAAACAAGAAGACTTTAACAAAAGAATAGAAAAAAAGTTAAAGGCTTTTGAAAAGTCTGTTGAGAAAAAAATGGGCAAGGACAATGTAGCACCAAAAGATTATTCCGAAGAAGATAAAAAGAAATGGGATAGTCTTTACAATAAAAAATCTTGGAGTGCAAACTATCCGTTTTCCGTGAACCACGTGACACAGTTCATTGAGTTCGCAGAAAATAGTGGAGGCTTTGAGATTTGCTAATGAAAAATAAAATCATAATGTTTTATCATTGTAAAAAATGTTTAGATGAACGTGGCGAACATATTTCGCCACGAGACTATGCGTCGTTGGAGTTCGGAGCAACCAAAAAAGGTTTTCAACTTTGGTGTAAACGGCACGAGAAAAATGTTTTGGCACTTGACTTGCTAGGGCAAAAAGTTGCTTATGACGAGTAATTAACGTATGTAAAATATGCATAGGGTAAATAGGATTATCCTATGCATAAACTGCATAGCTCAGAGAAGAGCATGTGGGCGGGGCCCACCCATTCCCTAGACCCATTCATAGAGGTACCAAGCCGTTTTGAAAATTTGAACTTTTTATTTTAGTCGATCCACCAAAAACAAAAAGGGATCCTAGCCTATACCCCTATATTGCTTGATTTACATATTTATTGCTATAAAATAGTTTTTGGTTCCATATGAGCATAACGATTGAAAGTCTGAATAAAATTAAAGATGTTGCGAAACGAGAAGAGCTTAAAGAAAAAATTAAGCTAGGCTATAGAATGCAACAAGCTGAGGAGAGGCGTGGAGACTTCTTAAAGTTCGTAAAACATATGTGGCCTGGATTTATTAACGGATATCATCATGAAGTCATCTCTGAAAAATTTAATCGTCTTGCAAGTGGCGAGTGTAAAAGATTGATTATTAATATGCCACCAAGACATACCAAATCTGAATTTGCATCTACTTATTTACCTGCTTGGATGATTGGTAAGTTTCCTCAACTAAAAATAATTCAAGCAACCCACACAGCAGAGTTGGCTGTAAACTTTGGTCGTAAAACAAAACATCTAATTGATTCTCAAGATTATCAACAACTCTTTGCTACAAGACTTCAAGAAGATTCTAAAGCTGCAGGAAGATGGAACACCTCACAAGGTGGTGAATACTTTGCAGTCGGTGTCCAAGGTGCGGTAACCGGTAGAGGTGCAGATCTATTAATTATTGACGATCCACATTCCGAACAAGATGTAAACTCACCCAATGCTTTTGAAAAAGCATACGAGTGGTATACATCAGGACCTCGTCAACGTTTGCAACCTGGTGGTCGAATTGTTTTAGTTATGACTCGTTGGTCAACTAAAGATCTAACCTCCATGTTAATCAAAGCACAGACAGAAGATAAAGCTGATCAATGGGAACTTGTAGAGTTTCCTGCTATCATGCCAAATGGAAAACCTTGTTGGCCTGAATATTGGAAGTTAGAAGATCTAGAAGCTGTTAAGGCTTCTGCAGGTGTAAGTAAATGGAATGCACAATATATGCAAAACCCAACTTCTGATGAAGGTGCCTTGATTAAAAGAGAATGGTGGAAAGATTGGGAGTTCGAAGATCTACCTCCTCTTGAACATGTTATACAATCTTATGATACAGCTTTTTTAAGAAAACAAACTGCAGACTATTCAGCTATTACAACATGGGGTGTTTTTAGAGAGGATGATGACTCACCTCAATCCATTATGCTTATTGATTCTATAAAAGGTCGATATGAGTTTCCTGAATTAAAAAAACTTGCTATGGAACAATATCGTTATTGGAAACCTGAAACTGTTTTAATTGAAGCAAAAGCTGCGGGATTGCCTTTGATATTTGAATTAAGAAGAATGGGAATACCCGTTGCAGATTTTACCCCGAATCGTGGAAATGATAAACACGCTAGAGTTAATGCTGTTGCCCCTCTTTTTGAGTCAGGTAGAATATACGCTCCTAAAAACAGAGAGTTTGCTCAAGAAGTCATTGAAGAATGTGCTGCTTTTCCTTATGGCGATCATGATGATTTGGTAGATTCAACGACTCAAGCTATCATGCGTTTTAGAGATGGAGGCTTGATTAATCACCCCGATGACTATAAAGAGGAAGCTAGACCTAAGAAGCGATATAAATATTATTGGTAATGGTAAAAACTAAACTAACCACTACAGTCCCACCAAAGTCTGGCCCTGTGCCGCGAGGCTTGAATATTGATTATAATACTGTTAAGACTGTAAAATCGGAGAAAAACAATGGCAATAGACAAAGCACTACCAAACGTAAAACAAGAAGTTAAAATACCAGGCGTAGACGAGCAGTTAAAAACTGAAGTTGAAATTCAAGAAGAATTACCTAAACAAGGTGATACAGAAATTACACCAACAGAAGATGGTGGTGTTGAAATTAATTTTGAACCAGGTGCATTTAATCAAGAACAAAGTCAAAGCCATTTTGATAATTTAGCTGAGTTACTACCGGAGGAAGTTTTGAATCCACTTGGTTCAGAGTTAGTTCAAAACTATACTGAGTACAAAGCGTCAAGAAAAGATTGGGAAGATAGTTATGCAAAAGGTTTAGATCTTTTAGGATTTAAATACGAGAACATGTCTCAACCTTTTCAAGGAGCTTCGGGTGCCACGCACCCTGTACTAGCAGAAGCGGTAACACAGTTTCAAGCATTAGCGTACAAAGAATTATTACCTGCTGATGGTCCTGTTAGAACAAGAACTATCGGATTAGCTACACCACAAAAAAACGATCAAGCGAATCGTGTAAAAGAATTTATGAACTATCAACTCATGGATCAAATGAAAGAATATGAACCTGAGTTTGATCAAATGCTTTTCTATCTCCCTCTAGCGGGTTCTGCCTTTAAGAAAGTTTATTACGATGACCTTTTAGGCAGAACCGTTTCTAAGTTTGTACCTGCGGATGATTTGATTGTTCCGTACAATGCAACAAATTTAGAGGATGCAGATTCTGTTATTCATAGAATAAAAATTTCTGAGAACGATTTAAGAAAACAACAAGTAGCAGGATTTTATAGAGACATAGAATTACCTAAACCATACTCTCAAGAAACTGAAGTAGAGAAAAAAGAGAGAATGCTTGATGGCACAAAGAAGACATACAATGAAGATATGTACACGCTCCTTGAGTGTCATACCAATCTTGACTTAGAAGGGTTCGAGGACCGAGGACCTGATGGCTCGGTTACAGGAATTAAACTCCCGTACATTGTAACTGTTGAGGAGGGCACAAGAGAAATATTATCCATCAGAAGAAACTACGAAATAGCAGATCCTAAAAAACAAAAGATACCTTACTTTGTACATTTTAGATTTTTACCAGGATTAGGATTTTATGGTTTTGGATTAATTCACATGATTGGTGGATTATCTAGAACAGCTACAACAGCTTTAAGATCTTTACTTGATGCAGGAACATTATCAAACTTACCTGCAGGATTTAAAATGCGTGGCATCAGAATTAGAGATGATGCACAGTCTATACAGCCAGGAGAATTTAGAGATGTTGATGCACCAGGTGGTAATATCAAAGATTCATTTATGACATTACCTTTCAAAGAACCATCAGCAACTTTATTACAATTAATGGGTGTCGTTGTTTCTGCAGGTCAAAGATTCGCTTCAATAGCTGACCTGCAAGTAGGAGAGGGAAATCAAAGAGCAGCTGTGGGCACGACCGTAGCTTTGCTAGAGAGAGGAAGCAGAACGATGTCTGCCATCCACAAAAGAATCTATGCTGCTTTGAAACAAGAATTTAGATTAATGGCTAGAGTATTTAAACTCTACTTGCCTGATGAGTATCCATACGATGTTGTAGGTGGACAACGTATGATTAAAAAAACAGACTTTGATGATAAGGTTGACATCATCCCGGTTGCAGATCCAAACATCTTTTCTCAATCCCAAAGGATATCTATTGCACAAACGGAACTGCAACTGGCCACTTCTAATCCAAGAATCCATAATATGTATCAAGCGTACAGAAACATGTATGAAGCTTTAGGTGTAAAGAACATAGATCTTGTTCTTAAACCTCAACAAAGACCGATGCCGATGGATCCTGCTGTAGAACATATTCAAGCTTTAGGTGGTCAACCGTTTCAAGCTTTCAAAGGTCAAGACCATCAAGCTCATATTACAGCACACTTAAGTTTTATGGCAACAAACATGGCAAGAAATAATCCTGTTGTTACCGCAGCACTACAAAAAAATATTTTTGAGCACATTTCTTTGATGGCTTTAGAACAAGTTGAAATGGAATTTGAAAGAGAGATCCTTGCATTACAACAAATGCAACAAAATCCACAAGCTTTACAAGATCCTATGATGCAACAACAAGTCATGGATTTTAATATGAAGATAGAATCAAGAAAAGCTGTGCTGATTGCAGAGATGATGGAAGAATACATGAAGGAAGAGAAAAAATTACTTGGTGATTTCTCAAATGACCCACTTGCAAGACTAAGAGCAAGAGAGTTAGACATCAGATCTCAAGAAAATGCTAGAAAAGGTAGAGAAGCAGAAGAAAGATTAGACCTTGATAAGATGAGAGCGATGATGAATCAACAGAATACAGAAGATAAAATGGATCAGAACGAAGAATTAGCTAACTTAAGAGCTAATACATCGATTCAAAA